ATCTATTTACATCAACCAAAACATCGAGCTCTTGAATCGCGCCTGCTAATTTAATCGCCACTTGAATTGGTGGAGCCACACGAGTTTCTCTGTCAGCTTGTGACTGAAGGGCTACAGGTGTTGCATAAATGTAATAACCGTTTTTCAAGTAGTCGCCTGTTTCAAGCTCACCAAAACCGTCGGCGTTCCACACACCCGGAGCAGCCATTCCGTTGTTCACCGCAGAGTCACACACGCTTCCGATGGCATTCACGAATTGGTTAACGCCAGCATCTGTTTGCGGGATCTTAGTTTTTGACTGGTACATTAAATTGTAACAAGCATTTTGAACAGCGTCTTGGAACCAATCAAGATCGTGGATCTCGTCAAAGTACGCAGGACCTGACATCACACCGTACTGGATGATGATGGTGTCATTCACATAATTCACGAACACGTTGCAACGCTTATCCTTAAGAGTTGTAGCTTGGTTCTCAGTCAATTCTTCACCAGTAACACCTGGCTCCTGTTTGTACATGAGGGTGATCGTTGATCTGTTAGCGTTGAAGTTAACAGAGAACGCTCGACCGAAGAAAGATGCGATCGCGTAGGCATTTTGTGAGTATTGACAGAATGACTGCTTGTAGGCCGCAGCCTTCATAAGGCTCGCTAAATCATTAGATACGAGTGAGCTCAATACGTTAGTGTTAGTTATGGTAACGCCGAAGATTCTTTTCAAATCTAAGGCTTCGATAAAAGCCGACACATCCAAGTTTTGATTATCTGTTGGTTGAACAGAAGCTTGGAACATCAACCCGTACCATGCAGCCGATGAATTAGCTAAAACCGCCGCGCACTCAACTGGTGTCTCAGCGTCGTAGCCCGGGATCAGTGCGATCGCAGTTGCAGATGTTAGTTTCATCTGAACTGATATGTCAGTGCCTGAACCTGTAGTTGCGTAGCTAACTGAAGAAGCCACCACACCACCAGACAATGTCGCCCCAGAGATGGTGATGCCCGAGCTTGTCTCAGCAAGAGTGAATGAGTTTCCACCAGTACCTACATCAGCCGCAGTCACTGTAATCACGTTACTCGCTAAAGAGTAAGTTGCTTCGACAATATTTGAGTCAACGGATGCCTGCAAGAATGCCTGCAAGTTTGCGGCAGTTAATAGATTTGTAGGACCAACTAACACTTCGTTTGCTCCAAGGCTTGCAGCTACGAAAGTGAGTGCAGTTCCGTTTACAGTTAAAGTGTCAGCAGCCACACCACCAGAGAAGTTGGCACCAGAGATAGTAATATTAGCACCAGACTTGGCGAGTGTGTACGAGTTGCCTGCAACTCCATAAACACGAGCTGTCGCTGTAGTGATGAGACCGATCGTGTTGTAGGTCATCAAAGCGATGTTTACGTCCGCTGAAGTCTCTAAGAAAGTTTGGAGATTTGCGGAAGTTGCTGCGGTCGAACCACCGATCTGAACTTGGTTACCTACCGGTGAGCCAGCTACGAAAGTGATCAAAGTACCTTGGATTGTAATTGTGTCCGAAGGCGATGGTTGACCTGTGAGCTCGATAGTTGCTGAAGCTCTAACGCCTGGGCTTGGGTTACCTGTTAAAGTAATGTTGCCAGAAGCGTAAGCGCCAGCGCCAGTTGTGTTGCTGGTGATTTTAAAACCAGAGCCATCAAATGAAGCCGTTGCGCCTGTGAGAGAACTGTTAATAACAGTAGCAACACCATTCAAATTGGTGGCCCCGGTGAAATCAAGACCTGTTAAGTTTTTAGTAACGCCGTCAACAACGATGACTAAGCCACCATTTGAGATTACGTTCCAATTTGAAATTGATTGTTCAGAAGCGGATAAGATACCGCCCTCGTTGAAGCCTGAGGTGGCTGTTCTTAACCATCGACCAATCATAATGGTGCGAGGCTTAGGGGTTTGACCAAAATAAAGAGCAGCGGCCTTGTATTCAGGTGCGTTCACACCAAAGTCGGCAGCAACACCCTCGATGGAAACATAGGTTCTGAATCTTTCAAGGCCGCTGATCACATCGGAATCACCTGCCACCATCAAGACGCCAAAAGATCGTCTTGCAGCTGCAAGTGGGCTCAAATTAACTACTACTCTGACTAAACGAGAAACTGATAATGACATATTAAAATCCTTTCAATGAACAGATTAAAGATTGAGGCGAAGTTTGAGTTCCGCTTAAAACTATTTTTAAAAACTTAATCCCGTAGAAATCTTTGGGATCGATTGCTGAGTAGTTGCCAGCTGAGATTGTATAAGAGAGGGTTGTGCCTGATGTCCCTGTCTTTACTGTTGAGTAGCTGCCTGTTAAAGTATCAGCAGCGGCGAAAGTGATCGCTGAACCAGAGAAGGCTGCAGGGAATTGCACACCAACTAAAGAGAAGCCTTTCAAACTAACCGCAGCTGATGAAGCTGAGCCCGAAGCAATAGTGACAGTAGGAAACAAAGTGATGCCTTCATATCCTGAGTACACCTGCGCTAATGACGCGCTCGATGTTAAAAGTATTGATAAGATTAAACCCTTCATTATGTCTCCTCTGGTGATTTGAATTCCATTAAATATTCCTCGTTACCTAGAACGGTGTGTATTGTCCCGTTCACAGATAAAATTGGAAGTATCGGATATGTTCTTTGAACTTGTCTTCTTAAGAAGACGCTCATTTCTATTCTATTAATAAACCGTTCGTTAACGAGATCAGGGATGTGAAAAGTTTTGCCTACGTTAACAAAGCCCATGTTGGCTTTTCTTAAAGCTTCTAAATTTTGTTGAATTTGAAATCCGTCTCTAATGAGACCTGCGTAATCCATAGCTTTCGGGCCATAAATTGCGCACATAACATCTAGAGTTTCGTGTCTTGACGAAACGTTCTTGTCGTCTTCATTAAGCCACACGTAGGAGTTAGCTTGTGGGTCAGATTCTCTTACACCAAACGCCATCCAATTGGTGGCGATGTCTGGTTGCTTTGGCGGGGCTACCTGCCATCTTGGTCGTACTAACTCTCCCTGAATACCTGAAACACCTACAAGAACCGTTTGAATAAACTGCTCTAAAGAGAGATTCCCTGGCAAACCTTGAGTAGTGGTTGGTAGTACATACCCGCCTGTTGCTGAAGTATTGCTCATGCTGGCACCTCCGCAACACACATTCCCTCAGTCCATCCCTCACCAAAGTTTAACCAATCGAGAACTGTTATGACTTGGTAGCGCTTACCTTTAAAAACTAGGATAGATGAATACTTGCCTGGTGAGCTTGCAACGATCTCGCCTTTGAACCAAAAAGTCTTCACGTCCGCAAGTCTGAATTCGTCCGGCAGTCTTTGAATGGCTTTCCCCGAAATAGGTTGAACAGAGCCGACAGAAACTAGTGTGCTCTCTGACATTACGTTCTCACCACGAGTGTTGACGGTCGAAACACGAGTGATCACAGAAATCGTATCAACGAAATCTGGATCAACTAGTAGTTCGGTAACATCGACTCTTGCCACTCTTAATATTCTCCGTAAACAACGTAAGTAACACTGTTTCTCAATTGGCCAGTTACGATCAAAGCCTTCTCGCCTTTAAATCCCATCCAACGACGTCTCGCGAGAGTTGCATCAGCTGGCGGGTCCATATTCTCTTGAGAGTTAATTACTTTTTTAATTGAATTCGATGCGGTGATACCTACTCGGTTGTAATATATTGAAAGGTTAGCTAAACCTTTCTTCCAAGATCCTCTTACTGCGCTTGCAAAAAGCTGTGCGATAGGTTCTTGCGCATTCTTAATACCAGTTGCCATCGGATGCCTTGCAGGGATGTTATTCATGGGCGATCCGAATTCATTGATTGCCATAATGGTGGCATTATTGATTGGCGCGTTTTCCTCTTTACGTTCTGTTTCTTCAGCAGGGACACCAACGAGAACATTTTCGTTCCGTAATCTTTTTAGGAAGTCATTAAAGAACTTGGTGTTGTCTGTAATCTCCATTGAGGGTTTACTCATAATTGAATTGCCCCCGCACCAAAGATTCTAGCTAGCCTTATAAACTGTTTTCCGTAATTTGTGAGGTTCCACCAGCCAGCATCTTTTTCAGTGGTGGTACTAGCGTCATAACCGACGCTCACAGAACCTACGGTCTTATTGTTAGCGATGCCACCCGATTGCCCAGGTGACCCACCAGTTGAGGAGGCTTTTTTGTTTTGGGCCGCTAACGTGATCTCGTGTGCAACATAAAGTTTCACGCCTGTAGTCCACATAGTTTTCCAAACGCATTCTAAGACCATCTTTTCGGCCACAGTCGCCCAAAATTCGATCTCAGGCGTGGTATACACCGCAGTATCACTGAATTCTGGAAATTCTGTTCGAAACTTCGGTATATCCACCTAAACTACCTCTTCTTTTTCTTGTCGACTTTCTTTTCGCTCTTCTTAGGCTTAGCTTCGAAAAAATCCTCTTCTTCGGCCAATTGCTCCTCAACAAGTTTTTCTTCTGCCATCTTGGTGAGTTTCTCTTCGGCTTGAGCTTTGATCTTTGCTACTTTCTCGGCTTTAGCAAAGTCCTCTTGAGCTTTCTGAGTAACAGCGAAGAGATCTTCACTCATCTTCTTTTGCTTCTCAGCTTCGGATTGCGCATTGATAGTTTTATCATGCGGTACTGCTAATCCTGCCTTAACCATTGCTTGAAAGTATTTCGTTGCTAGTGCTTCTTTGGGGATGTCATGCACCCCCTTACTGTAATCAACGCCGTTCAAACAAACGGCTTGCTTAAATAATATCTCCATGGCTGCCTCCTGGATGATGGTTAACTAAATTCCGTCAGCGTATCTGATTGTTTCTGGATACACGATTTCAAGTTCACCAAATGCCCAGAGGTAAGGTGCTGTGAAACGGATACCTTGGTAGTATGCAGTTTCTCGGCGAACCGGAACCATCGGGAATCGAACTCTGCTTTCGTCATCTGTGTAAACAACCATTCTGTCAGATGGACCAACACCGCGACCAACTAACCATTTCACTGGTTGGATATCGAGTGCTTTACCGTTAACAGTTAAGCTGATTGAGTTGTCTTGCAAAAATTTAAGAATAGATACGTTACCAGCTGAGCTTACTTTCTGTGAAGAGATGTAAGCGAATTGAGCTGGAGGTAATAAAAGTTTACCAGGACATACAGCGTAAGCTGCAGCAGCCCAAGAAGCTGACAACAACGTGTTAACGTCTGCCAAAATCTCGTCTGGTGTTTTATCAACCCATTCTGTTTGACCAGAAACACCAGTTGCTACTGTTGAAGTAGTAACAAGAGCTGAGTTCAAAAGACCAGTTGCACCGACATCGTCTGAACCAATGTACACCATTTGATCTGTGTTCATTTGATAAAGAATGTTCATTGCATCGATCTTTTGAGAGTCGATTGGTTGGCCTAACAATTGTGAACGATCAAGTTCAACAGATGTGTAGCTGATTTCACGAGCAAGCAAGCGAAGTGGCAACACGATTCTTTCACCGTTGATGCTTACGCCTGGGATTGCAGTTGATTCAGCAGAAACCCATGGCATGTTACCGCCAGAGCTTCCTGAGCCAGCTTTCAAAGTACCAGCACCAGCGAATGCTGATCTGATGAATGAAGTGCTCTCATTGCTCATAGTGATGCCAGGACGTAACTTAATATCACGAGCCCAGCTAACGCTTACGAGTGGTTCATATAATCTTCTATCCAAGTTATCGAGTTGATTCACGAAGTAACTTAGATTGCTATCTTGTGTTCTGTGACGTCTTCCTAATTTCATTATTTGTTTCCCCTTATTATCTTGCGATTCTTAGTTCGGCGTTATTGTCAGCATCTTTACCGTCTGTGGCCCAAGTAGCTTGTTGAGTAGTCAACTCAATAGCGTTTGCACCGTCATCTGTAGTTCTAAAAGCACCAACAGGTACGCCACCATTTGCTACGATTTGAATGAATACAGAACCACCACGAGCTGGTGTGCCACTGACACATTTCACACTCACATAACCACGAACTGCGAGGCCTTGAACTTGACTTGGATATGGAATAGCGTCGTCGAGTCCTTGATTTGTGTTCCCAGAGATAGATGGAGCTTCTCTGATTAAAACACCGGCGAAGTCAGCTGGAACTTCAGCACCGCCGTTGAATTGTTGAATTCCACCAGCTACGTACTTCATTGGGATACCGAAAGCTTGTGCGTAGGTACCTGAAGCCGCTACTAACTTCGCAGGTTCAACGTTTGTTTCGTCAGTTCTTGTTACATCACCAGCTACACCATTAGGGGCCTGATATAAATATGCGCTCATTGTTTAATTCTCCTTTTTCCTTAGTTCTGTTTTAGTTTCGCGTAATATTCCGCGTTCTTTTTATTCAATTCTTCAGCAGTCATTCCACGTCCACCGTTAATTGCTTCGGTGCCTGTGTCTGACGTTCTTTTTGTTTTTGACATTTCGCTTGCGCGTTTAACTTTCAACACTTCAGAAGCAGAAACAAAAAGTTTTGCGTCAAAAGTTGGTTTGCCTGCAGTTAGAGCATCGATCACTTGCTTACCCTCGGCAGTTGCATAAGCGACCTTTAGGGCTTTCTCTTCGATATTCTTCTGAGCTTGGATTCCAGGAGCTAAGATTTCAGCGCGTGACATGGTGTCGCCAGTCATTGTGCTCTCTTCGAAATCGTCGTCTTCTGATTCTTCTTTTTCGTCAGTGCCTTCAGCTTGAATGTCTTCATCACTAGCTTCAGCAGCTTCCATTTCTAAAAGTTTAGACATAGATAGCTCTAGAGCTTTCAAACGATCCTCAAGAGATTTTTCAGCTGGCAACTCTTCGTCTTTAGCTGGTTCTTCTTTTTTAGGTTCGTCTTTCTTCTCTTCATCTGTAGGTTGACCAAGTTTCTCAACCTTAGCTTGTAGGTCTTTGCAAATAGCTACGAGCTCGTCATAAGCGCCCGCATCTTTTGCTTCTTCTTTCTTCTCTTCTTTCTTCTCTTCTTTCTTTGGCTCAGCTTCGTCAGCCAATTTCATTGCTTCATCTTGCGCCTTCGCAAAGATAGCTTTGATTTTCTCTGTCAGTTTCATTGTTACACCCTTTCCTTTATGGTCGTTAATTGCATATGCTGATCCTGCCCGGCCTTCTTCGACCAAAGCTAAATGATTACCAATTATATTTTTTTGTAGTCCTTTACCGTCGCCCGTCTCTTCGTACTCAGCTTCATAGCCACAAGAAACTTCTCTAAGGCCATTCTTCACCAATTCAATTGCCATTTTGTCTGTAATGAGGAGGTCGGCGATAAGGTCGGATGAATGCTCGCCCTCGCCACGACGGACATTTTGCATGACACCTTTTGCGAGATCGCTCCACGTTTCGGGAGTTACGAAATCGTTTGGGTGCCTGATGGTGATAGGTTTTCCCTCAAAAGACGCGATGGTCTCTGGCTTGAATACTTCATCTTCTTCTCTATTGATTAAAACTTTGCCGTCGTCACCGACTTCAATCGGTGTTTCGCCTTTACCGTAAACCATTTCACCTGTGCGAGCGATTGGAACCCCAATGCACACAAGGAAACCCTCTGGGGTCTCCGAAATGTTTTCAGATATCTTCGACGTAACGTAGTACTTCACGTGCTTATTACGATACGACTTTAAGAGCTGCTAATAATGCGTTGTATGCTTCGGCAACGTCTTCAGCAGTCGCAGTTGGCGGGTCGGCAATAGCGGCAAGTGCTTGAACACCAGTCTTTGCCGGAACTTTATCAGCAAACGCCGCAGATCCAGAAACTACTTCATTGATCGACGTTTCACCGAATTGATTTGTAAGTGTAAGGTTGTTAACCGTAGACATCGTTTACTTCCTTGTGTTTAGTGCTGCCAACATACGTGTCGGCTTATTTTGTTATAGGTTTAGAGATATCGTCTTGGAGCTCAATAGTTTTTGCAACAAAAATTTTATTCGTCGTCAAAAACAGGCTCAGCAAAACACCTGCAGCGCGGAAAAGTACCGGGATGCCCCCGCATACCATCGTCCAGAGTTGGTGGGTTATCCCACGAAAAAATCATACCTTGGAGACGCTTACCTTTGTACGTTTTATGAGATTCTCTAACAGCAGCGTCACCAGAATTATGCCAGCGATATTGCCTACTTCCGACTTTCATTGCGCGCGCTTGATTAAAGCTTGCGTTAGCACGAGCGGTCTCAGTGATCGCAATAAGCTTCGCGCGTGAAGTTGCGACCTCAGTTGTAAGACCTAGCTGTTTTTCTAGTTCTTTAATGGTGTCTTGATTCGCCTCGGCACGAGTCCCGGTCATGAACGATTCCATCGCAATTTTCTGAGCCCTAAGTCCTGCCTCAATCGGAATCGATTTAATCAAACCCACCTGTTCGTTCATGAGTGCAAGCGCTACCTCACCAACTTCTTGTGCTGCCACATTCATCTTTAAAGCTAAACCGATGGCTTCAGATTTTTGCTTATAAGCTCTTTCATTTGATCTCTGAACTTGTTGCAATAATTTTGCTGATTGCTTCACTGCCCAAGGGCCGATCTTTTCAGAGTAAGCCTCAAGTTGCTTTTGCATTACTTGTTCATTCTTAAGTTTTGCATTTGGTTCAATATGTTTATTAACAATACGACCGGAAGCCTCAGCAACTTTCTTTAAGGCCTTGTAGAACTCCCTTTCAGCAGTGGAGCTCGGCTTGAATTTGCCTTTAAGGGTTTTCTTTGCGTCGCGAACAGTTTTAGGCGTCATGCTTCTTATCATCCTCGTATAGAAAATGTTCTACGCACAATAGAAACGCTCTAATCTCTTCCTCTGTAAACTTATGTTGCTCAAACTTTAAAAACGTTTGCATCGCAAGCTTCTGGATCTTCTCGGTGTCCATTAAGCGTTGTTCCGATCTTCTTGTAAGTGGTATTCACGAGCCCGTTTGATTTGTTCATCACGAATGGCTTTACCAATCCACATGTACGCCTCTTCCAGTTTTGCTTGGGCGTGGGCAGTTGATCGCATCATACCCAATTCATCAATGCTACGGCTTAAGTTTTCAAAAATCGTTTTGAAAAGTTTCTGTCTTGCCGTTGAGGTCTCATCGTATTGAATATAGTCGTATTGACTCATTTGTCCCCCTTAAGAGCTTCGATCTTCTTGATTAAATCGTTAATCTCCATATGAAGCTCTTTCATCTTGCCGTCTTTGGTTTTTTCTTTCTTACCGAACATGCGCTTAAACCATCCACCACTAGAATCAATATTCTTAACAGGATCTTTTGGTGTATCTAGTTCATCTGACTTACTGAGAGTCTTACCATTAACGCTTAGGGGTTTTGCGCCAAGTCCTGACTCTTCTTCATCAGGCATCGGCGGTTCCATCTCTTCAGCTTCTTTTATCTCTTCATCACTGATGTTTGAGAAGATGCCAGTGTCACCACTTGATTCTCTAAGCTCTTTCATTGCAGTCCCTGTCGTTACGAGGCCCGCTTCTCTTGCTCCGATAACAGTTTCGGTATTAATTTTTGAGATGTTGGCTTTGTCCATTGCTGACATCTGCCAAAGTGGAACGAATGTGAAGCTCAAATCTTTTGGTGCATCAACACCATATTGTGAACGCCACATAACTTTAAGCACAAGCTCCCAAGCGTTTCTCAATCGAGATTCTTGCTGAGCATTGATGTTGTCGTAGTATTGGCGAATGTCGGCATCTCCCGTGGCACTGAGCCCAGCGGGAGATTGCCCAAATAATCTAACTAATGGAATTCCAGTTGCCCCTGCGATTTGTTGACCGAACTGAAGCATCATGTCCGAGAGACCCGCGAATGAATACGCAGTCGATGCGAACGTGTCGTTCTTATCAATCAACGTAAGACCCTCGTTCACTTGGAGAAGTCTCATCATGTCGAACATCGCGAGTAAACCTGCTTGAGCTTCGCCGCCAGCTGCGATGATCTCTCTTAAACCTTCTACGCCAACGGTTCTGAGATTAGCTCTGTCGATGAGAGATGCTGAACTCATGGTGGCGTTGTCGAATGAAATGAGTCTATCCCATAATCGTTCAAGATTTGATTCGCCCCAGAACATTTCGGTTTGCGCTTGGAAGAATGGAAGTTTAATGCCGATGAATCTGATCACGCGTGAGTAATGCACTCTAATTTGGCCCGTTGTGTTTGATGGAGCCGTGATCGCCGTTGCATCTGTCACAATAGAATAATAAACAGGAAGACCCATGTCAGGGCCTGAATCGATTGCAGTGCCAAGATCTGGATTCACCTGCCATCTGTCGTAAATACCGATGCCTTGAAATTGACCCTCACCAACTGTTTCAAGTCTCAGTGGTGTTGCAGGATCTTGCCCTTTGATTTGAATTACACCGATACATCCGCCGTAAAGTCTGCCCCATTTAGTGCCGTCACAAAATGCTTGGTTGATTTGTAGCCTTGAGATGGTGCTCATAATATCTTTGATGTCTACGTCTTGCTCGTTAGTGACGACGTCAATACCAGCTCTCGTCATATCTTCAGCGACACAATCAACCACAGCACCAGCCACCCAAGAGCCACGGTAAGTAGCTTCAAGTTTGACACGATTACGAGTGACGAGATTGAAAAGATAAGTGCCGGCGGATAGAGCGTTGTCGTTGTTAAGCCCAACACGAGAGGCAAAGTTATCGTAACCATCGAGAGTAAGCTTTTTCACTTCTTGTTGACGTAGCTTATCTTCAGCTCTGAACACCGCCATGGCGTCGATCGTTTGCTTAGGTACTTGCACCATTGGCTTGTTTGTTTTTGTTTTCTTCTTGCTCATTCGCCTTCCTTGGTTACTTGCCTAGCGCTATCCATTGGTTGATTTTATTATTTTTCGATAACATATCCTCAATCGCATCTAAAGCCGGGTCAAGCTGATCGTCATGAGCATGGGTCATGTCTGCACTAAAGGCCTCACACTCACTCACGAAATCGCTTGTAAACGGCGCGTCTTCGGGCAAGTAAACTTGTCCAGCTTCGATGTAAGGGAGCGCATCCATTGCGCGAGTCAACTTATCCTTGTCTCTTTCAATTGCTTTAATTGGAATGTTATACGGTGGAAGTCTTAGTGTCTGAATGAGACCGGTGCCAGAGGCTTTGTCCTCAACAGGCATCTCCCGAAGCATACCAAATTTGTCTGTGTCTTTAGCTTTCGCCTTTGCCCAAAATGCGATCGCACGCTTTTGTAATTCAGGCGCTTCCCACTTACCTCTGATCATGTCGAGCAGATAAGCGTTACCATCAACACCAAGCCCCCACTCCTCGAACACGCTAAAGTCGTTATGCTCTTTGGTCTTCTGCGCTGTATCCGCAAAGATCTTTCGGTATCGGATCTTGGGCAGCTGCTCCGGTTTGTAGTATCTGAAGTGCTCGCCCTTGATGAGGTTGCCACCCAAAGAGATCGGCTCTTGCTGGTACTGAGAGTTGAATACGTGCCTTGATATCTTTACACCCTCCGCGTCAGCACCGCCGCCTTGCTCCATGGCGAGAAGTTGCTTTAGAGGCTCCTTGTAGGGCCAATAACTGAACCTGCCCTGACTATCGGTCTCTGATGGCTCAATAAGAGCCCTGTATTTCTTCGGTAACGAGGCAACGTACGCTTTATCGATAAGGGCTGGGATCTTCACATAGGTGATCTCGCCAAGCTCGTCTAGGTTACCGCTCTTGATGAATTCGGTGGGGTCGTGAGTGCCCACCCTTTGCATGATCAAGATGAACGGGGTGTCAGGGTTCGCTTTACGAGATTTCACGGTAGTCTGTAATTTCCTGTTAACGGCCTGCAGCTTAACCGTAGAGAATGCATCTTCTGGCTTGACAGGGTCATCGATGATGATGGCGCCTTGAAAGCCCTCAGCCATGTGACCTGCTCTAAACCCCGTGACCTGACCACCAATAGCAGTGGCGTACACACCACCAGCTTGTTGGTCACCTATCATCACGTTCCATCGCTTCTTTGATTTCGAATCGTCTGCGATCTTCATAGGCCATAACTGTTGAAACTCTTCGCTCAACACGAGATCCCTTGCCGTCTGCGAGTTAAGAGATGCTAGTGAGTCAGAGCCCGTGAGATGTAGGAATCTAGAGCGCGGGTTGATAGCGAGACCTCTTGCCATGAAGTTGATCACAGCCTCTTCGGTCTTACTAGAGCCTGGTGGAATATTGATCACCAAGTTTTTGATCTTACCTTGAATTACTTGGTCTAAGATGTCCGCGAGATATACGTGGTGCCAGTTAACTCTAAACTTAATTGATTGACGGGCCTTAAAGAAATACCTAGTGAAGAACAGATGCTCATGCTCACACTCTTTCTTCGTGAGTAAGAGTTCAAGCGCATCAGACATCGTCTCTAATCTTTTTTAGTATAGCGTTGATGTTTTGTTCATCAATGATACCGATCATGCCGCTCACTGAGTTCGTGTTGTTCGAGATGATCTTCACTTCATCTTTTACTTTACCGATGAGCCTGTTGAGTAGCGCATCGAGCGCTTGATGATCGCCCTTAGCAATTGTCTTGATAGCAACAGATGCCATCATAGCTTTTAGTGCCGTCGTCCCCGGAGCATCTTTGATTGCTTTTAGTTCATCGAGTGAACCTTTGAGAATGAGTGAGCCAATCTCCACCATCTCTGATTCGGTGAGATTCTTTATCGCTCTGATCTCAGGGTTGTGCAGCTTAGCCCCAAGAGGGTTAGCACTGGGCTCTCCCTTTTTAAACTGATGCTTTTTAAGATGGGCTGCTGTTTTCTTCATTACGGCTTCTTAGCGGCTTAACCGCTTTTTTAGTTGAGGTATGTACCGGCGTAATCTTTTTAGCTTTGTGCCCTGTGTATTTCTCCCAGCGTTCGACTATGACGTCGCAGTAGTGCGGATCTAACTCCATCATAAAACAAGTACGGTGAGTCTTCTCACACGCGATAAGCGTTGAGCCTGAGCCACCAAAGAGATCGAGAATAATTTGATGCTTTGAGCCTAGCTCTTCAAAAAACTTTTCAATTAAAGCAACAGGTTTTTGAGTAGGGTGCACACGGGTTTTAACATCTTCTTTTTGCATACCGTGATGACCTGACCACTTCACTCTTAATGACATTCGTCGATGAGGGTTTTTAGACCATAAAAATTCTGTTGTGTTGCCGGGTACTCGATCTAAATTTTCATCTCGTTTATCCCAAGCAACCCAAGAGCCGCCCTTAGGAAGTTTATCATAAAAATAATCCGCACCCCATATGTAGCACTCTTTTGCCTCAATACGCAGTATGCATTCAGGATTAAAATCAACGTCATCGCCTTCAACTTTTTTAAATCTTTTGCCTGTTTTCTTATGTGAGCTGTCTGATGCTTGAAACATCTGATCATAATCTACATTTAAATTCATCCCATAAGGTGGATCAGTAAAGACCATATCAGCTTTCTTACCTTGCATGAGTCTCTTCACAGATTCTTCTTTAGTGCTATCACCGCACATCAGTCGATGATTACCGAGCTGGTACATATCGCCAAGCTTTGAACGTGCTGGGGCTTTCTCAGGCACCTCATCTTCATCAACGCCGGTAGCTCCTACGCGTGTGTGCTCTTTTACTGTGATGCCTTCGAACTGTTTCATTTCCTCTTCGCTAAACATGGTAAGACCGGTATCGAAGTCGGCATCAAAAGAATTTAACTCTTTCATCCACTCAGCTAGTTGAGGCATATCCCAATCGCCAGCGCCTTTGTTGGCTGCGATGTTGGCGGCTTTTTCTTTATTAAGATCCCAATACACTTCACGGAAGCTAAAGCGTTCACCATCAATAGTGACGTAACCTTCCTTGGTTGTTCCGGTCTTACTAGGCTTGGGATATTTTTTAGTGATCGTAATTTCTGACTCAGCGAATAGCTTTTGTCTTTGATGACCACTGACTAGTTGCTCGGTCTTTCGATTGTAGACAAAGCCGTCAAGCGGTCCAAACTCTTTTAATGCTTTTTTAAGTTGAAATAGTTTCTCATCAGTTATGGTACGAGGATTTTGTTCGTTGGGCTTCAGCGTTGATAGTTTCATATAGCCATAAGGCTCTGGTGAGCCCTTAGCTTTGTCAACTAAAATATCTTTTCACCCTTCTTAGGTACGTACTTCGTCCCTGCATGTCGTATCCAGGCCGAAAGGTTACCGTTTGCATAACGCCTAGCTTTCTTCATTAACATTTCAATCGCTTCGTCTTCAGCTTTGAAGTTCTTAATCTTTAACTTGCTTTTAGTTTTATTCACAAGTGTATCCTTTCAAGTCTTTACCCATTAACTTTTTATATAACTCATTTCGTTTATTACGATTAGCTGTTGCATCAACTAATGCGCCACCAGCGTTATTCATTTGCGTGACATTAACAGTGCCAGTAAGCTTTGCAACTTCTTTCTGACGACTGATGGTGTTGTTAGCGATCGCGATGCGCGCATCGAGACCACACACTTCCTCAATCATACCATCGATCAACACATCAAACTCTTGCTGTTCGGCTTCATCCATCTTTTCATAATCACCAGTTGGTATATACTTAGCTTGATATGTGTCCGCATTTGCAAGTTGCGCTACTAATAACATCCCAAAAATTAAAATCGTTTTCATACTATTTACCCTCTCCTGTTAAATTCGTCCACAACTCTTCTAGTAACTCTTCAACTTCTAATTTGTTTTTAATAGTCTCGCTCTTAAGCATCGCTACACTAAATTTTTGAGCCATAAAATCTCTTACATGCTTTTTAATCGTCTCATCAAACTCAAGGCCTTTCGCAACACTTGCACCATTTCTAATCGCTTCTTTTAAAGTCTTTGGTGTGCCGCCGTTCATTATGAACCTCCAAGTTTTGTTTTATATTCCATCAAGGCCTGTAATCTTTCTACCTTAAATGAAATCTGTCTCATGATCGTTATACTCTCGTGCGGGTTATTGCAGTCTGCGATGTCTAACTCATCTCTTAATTTTTCTAACTGCTCATTTAGCTCTCTAATCGCCGTAAGTACTCTATCCATTTGATTCATGTTAACCGCCTTACACATATAGAATAACAAACCCGCCCAATAAAAGCAAGTGGTATATACCCTGTGTATACCGTAGTGACACACTCTTATTTGATCTAATAAAAATCTTCAGGATCTTTCGGCTTTTGCTTCTTTTTGGATCGCTCCATTTTGGTCTTAGCATCGTGGCACTCACGGCAAAGTCCTTGGAGCTTATTAGATGGCACTGAGAGGCGTTCAATATAACCACCATCGAGATCGCCGCAATTAATTATGTGATCAACAAAGATCTTAGGGACCTTCCTTTTGCATTTTTCACATCGGCTGTAATCTTTGTCGATAGCGCATCTTTTCCGCACCAATGAGTGAGCCAAAGTATGTCGCCAAACGTCCCTTAAAGCGGCCCGATATCGTTGAATTTCATAAGGTCCTAAACCGTCTGTTTTTTGTACTTTTTTCTTAGCCATATTTTTACCTCATTTTTGGACCTAGGGGGCAGGGGCAGGGTATATCGGCTGAAAACCTCCCTAGGTATTACACACGTGCTATACATAGTGTAGGGAGCAGCACCATATATCTAAAAATTAAAAAGTATAAGTTTTGTCAATATACCCTGCCCCCTGCCCCCTAATAGACTTAACTATATGAAATCACATCTTCCTTGGTGGGGTAGGGTGGGGCAGGGTCGTTTTCAAAAATAGCCCATTCCCAGTAATATAACCCCTTAACCTTCTTTTTGGTGGCCTTGATCTTTTTTAGCATTTTGGCTGCAAACTGAGCACTTCTGTTATCCGCACGCCAATTTTCAAGTGGCCCTGCCCCCTTTTCAAACAGATCTAAAATACGGAAATTTTTGAAGTTAAAACTGGTCTCTTTTTTAAGCACTTTTTCTTTAAAAGTTAGCATCGCTTGTTCCATCAAACTTGCTTCATCTTCGACCATCTTTTCGCCTTGAATTTCACGTTCATAATTTTGTGCAATTCCGCTCAATTCTAGGGTGCGCTCTGTTTCAGTAAAACTATCATATAAATGCTTCGCTTCAGCGAACAACTGTTCACGATCTCGCTCAAGCGCTTTAAAGTTAAGTCTCCCTAGTATGAGTGGCTTAAACCGTCTGTTACCTGATTCATCGATCAGATAGGTCTCTCTATTTGTAGTCCCAAAGAACACACAGCGCCTTGCCGACTCAACCATTCTCCTCCCATATGGCGGACGTACTTTATCAACAGTACGGGTGATGAATGCTTTAATAACTTCTAATTCGTTCTTTCTAAATTGAGAAAGCTCCCCCATCTCAACTCCCCACATCCCTTGAAGACCAAGGGCAGAGTCCTTGTCAGTTAAGTTAGGAAGCCAATCTAAAAAGAACTGATCACCTACTAATAGACGACCAAAGCTTGATTTACCGACGCCTTGCTTACCTTCAAAAATCGGCATCCAATCAAATTTAGATCCTGGCTCATACACACGCATCACCATCGCGACCATCCATTTTCTAAACACTTGTGCGAAGTACTCATCAGCGGCAGCGCCCTCACCAACGGCTCCAAAATTCTTCCTAAGCCAAGTATTGAGGCGAGGCTTCTTATCCCACGGTGGGAGTGACTCAAGCCAATCTTTCACGGGGTCATATGAATTTTCCATAGCGATAACAGTGAATGCGTCCATAATGGTTTCTTTTCTTGGCTCGAACCCATAGTTCTTACCTAGCCAAAATTTTACATTGGCATCATCATCATCACTCACTACTGCACCCTCGACACCTCCCCAAGGGGTGTCTCGGATGTAAGTGTCCCGATATGCAAATAGATTCCTCCTAACAACTGAAGGGTCGATTTCATTTTGAAGAATAGTTACCACGTTTTTTACCGTCCCTTTTAACCCACCATCTTTGGTGCGATCTAAGGTCTGCCTCCATGTAGGCGCAAACTCGATAGCGTTCTCAGCCATCTCTTCTTCACCAATAGTTTTACTCTCCACAATTGGTGAGTCGAAGAAAGACTTGTCAGCTTCCACTTTAGCGAGTGAGTACTTGTACACCCAGTCAGCTGCTTTCTTTCTGTTCTTAGTTTGAGCGTGGTCATACCCCACCTGTCCTAAATAGTTATTAGGATCAGTCAGTACCGAGAGCACCTCGTTTTGATCAAGCCCTGCGTTCATTAGGGCATTTGCGGCCTTCATAATATAGGCTGACCTATCCTTCACACCGATACCCTTGGTGATGCCTTCTAACACTTTAGGGTCTATGGGTAACCAAGCGAGCTCAACGTCAACAGGCACAAAGTCAACAGAGCTGATAGTGTTAACATCCAAATGGCTCTTTTCATTCTTGGGTCTCTCCTGTTCTTTAAGGGGCTCAACGTCAATTAGAGGGAGCACGTCTAATGGTGTGGCCCATGTGTACTGGTTGATCGTGTGAGAGGGCGGCAGCACCATTTGGCGGCCATTAGAATAGATGCAGACCTCGCCCTTGTCCTTCTCTTTTAAAACCGTGATCATTTTAAAAGGCTCTCTGGTTACACAATAGAGGTGCTGACTACCCCCACCAGAACCAGAGAGTACCCGAGGAAAAGAAACGTCACTGCCAAAGAGCTCTTTCACTTTAGCTATGGCTCTATTTTTAAAGGTAGGCTCTTTAACATCTATGTCAATGCATGCGAGATAATTGTCACCAATCTTTGAGGGTTCACCGGTACGTACTCCGACATTGTAGCCAGGCTTGTAGGAGGCCTCAAGTTTCTTCCATGGTGTGCGAGAGCCACTAGTCCAGCCTGATTCAATAGGTCTCTTACCTTTGGGATGAATCCAGATAATAGCAAAGCCCAGGTCGTAAAGACGTTTGGCTTCTTTTAACGTGTTGTTCATTTTCTTCTCACTCTCTTCATAGGCACTGAAGATGGCTGAGCTAGGGTGTCAATAATGATATCGTAAGTTATAAGGCCCTTAGTAACCTTTTTAATCTTTTTCATTTGACTTACTTTTGGATAACATTTTCCATGTCTCCACTGACTTACAGTTTGTCTAGGAACCCTGAGCTTTTTCGAGAGCCAGTCGTTACCCATTAAGTTTAGCCAGTCGTTGAATACTGATATTTGCTGTGTCTCCAAGCGTCATCTCCATCGTTGTTTTGTTGTTAAAAATAAATTGATTTTTGGTCGTTGACAAACTTTAGCCCTTCTCTTTAAATCGAATCAATAGCAAAATAATTTTGACGCATACGATTTAGTAAATACCGAAAATACGGAAAATAAAATGGCAGCTAGGGTCTTAACATTTAAAAATAATAATTTTGTTCTCGTTGACCGAGGACTCGAAACTACTATTGACTTAAGAGATGCCGTGAAGTTCCGGCAGCACAGTGATGATATAGCGAAGAGAGTTTTCAAACGCGCATTAATCACGCACTATGATGTCTCTCTTCCACGGCATCTCACCTTTCTCGACCCACACCAAATAGAGGGTGTGAAGTGGATACTTGGTCGTTCAAGATCTTACCTAGCACACGCACCCGGAGCTGGTAAGACCGCTCAAGCTATAGTCGCGAGCCTCTTAGCTGAGGGCCCCGGTCAGACCATATTCATCGTCCCACCAACGCTTACCAAAAACTGGGAGCGAGAGATTTTGAAGTTCACGGCATTCTTTAATGTGTGGCCTTCTATTGGTGTAGTTACGCTATCAAACAGGCAAGAACTTGTGGCCTGGAATTCTGATTTTCTAATTGTACCTGATTCGATGTTAGCTAAGTCTTGGGTGTATGACAGGCTCACACCGCTTAAAAAGAAGTTGATTGCGGTCGATGAAGCCTCTAGGTTTAAAGAACCAACAGCAGAGAGGAGTATTGCATTCTATGGAGGAACATCCAGTCACCGCAGTTATAAAGGAATTTTTCGCACTGCTCGCCACGTGGTTCTTATGGATGGCAGTCCAATGCCTAATAGGAGCATCGAGCTTTGGGCTCCTTGTTTTGCGCTACACCCAGAAGCTATTGACTGCATGTCATATGATGATTTTGGGAGGCACTACGGCGGGGCTAGAATGGGTTATCAAGGCCGCTGGGAATATCGACACTCTTCTAACGAAGAAGAATTAAAAGCCAAATTACAAAAAGACTTCATGCACGTAGTGACTGAGGATATGCTCGACCACCCCGAGCGTCGTCGTTCAATGCTGTTCACTAATAGTGAAGTGAAGAAATGGGAGAAGACTCACCTCACCACTATGAGTATTAGAGATGCTGCCTTCGGTGAAGACGCTTCTCAAGGTGATCTTGCAACTTTGCGCAGAGAAGTAGGTATTAGTAAAATCGAATGGGTGACAAAATATATAGCTGAACGTCTTGAAAATGAAAACGAAAGGATACTTTTATTTGCGTGGCACCGTGAAGTGACCGAGGGTTTAAGTAAAGCTTTAAAGAAGTTTAAACCAGGTCTCATTATTGGTGGGGTGCCACATGAGAAAAGAGAAGAGATTCTTACTAGTTTTGAAAAAGGTTCGAGACGACTCATCATCGGTAACATCCAGGCACTTGGTAGAGGGCACAATATCCAAAAAGCTACGCGCGTTGTATTCGCGGAATTTAGCTGGACAGACGAACTTAATAAGCAATGTGAAAAAAGAAGTTCCCGTCGTGGTAATCAGGCCTCGTTCATTCCTTGCGAATATATTGTTGCGCCTGGCTCAATTGATGAACCTGTTCTAAATTCTTTATTCAATAAAGAGCGTCGAGTGAAGCGGGTGATCGGATGATTATATTCATCGGCCTTTTTATCAATATATTTTCTTTACTCTATCTGACAGTTTCTTGTACCGAGCTGAAACAAAAGCTAGAGATGGCACTTGACGGGCTCGTCGATGCACGTGATCGACTTGCTCACGGCGCTTATACAGACGAGGCTTGGGAAATTAATAAGTTAATTAAAAGACTTGAAGGTGACGAATGAAAAACGATCCAGCATTTCCAGAAATTTTTACTACTTTGAAAGATGAGGGCAGTGATACATATTCTGTCGGCGGCCTCACCAAGCGAGAGCTAATCAGCGCTATGGCTTTGCAAGGATTGTTAGCATCTCCACATAGGGCAACTACAAGTGAATTTGCAAAAGGTGTTATTGAATACGCAGACGCCCTCATTGCTGAATTGGAGAAAGAATGAACGAAGAGACGAAGAAAATTCGAGATGAGTTGAATAATTTATATTTACTAAAATATATTAAAGACAACGAACCGCCTGAATTATTAATGGCAATTAGTACGGATATGATAACTATGTGGACCGCAGGCCACGCCACAGCCATGAAGGATGTTGGGGCTTTAATTGAAGCATTGAAGTTCTATTCTAATACAAATAATTGGAGTGAGGGAGATACTCCAGGATGGCATGACACGATTGATGAATCTGATTTGGTAGAGCATAAATATGGAAGTACAGGTGGGGGTAGAGCTGTCGAAGTCCTCTCTCGCTTCACCCAAACCCAAACTGAAAAGATAGAAGGAGAGTAGGCTGTGACAACAAGAAATGGCTATAGAAAATCTAAGGTCGCTAAGAAATATCAAGATTGGTGCTTTAACTACAATGGTAAAATACCTAACTTAAGACAAGCTAGAAAAGAAACTGAAATTATCCAAGTGCTAATAAAAATATTAAAGCCTTTGACGGATAAGCAAAGAGTTAAAGTGATAAGAGCAGTTAAGATTTTAGCTGATTTAGAATAACTAACACCCACCCAAATGAGTGCGGCAAGCGAAGGAGAGATGGATGAGTGATTGTAAGTTGCATCAAAGAATGGGCGGTCCTTCTGACACTAAAGAAACTTGCAAAACCTGCGGTACTCAATGGACTCGCTACAGAGCTGGAAGTTTTGACTGGGAATACAAAGATTGTTGGAACTGTGAAGCTAAGAAAATGATTGCGAAAACACCTAAAGCAGAACTAGATAAACTTAAAAAGAAATTTAGTAAGAAGAAAACCCCCAAGCCAAGGCCAAAAGGATAAGAGGATTTATGAGCGATAGAATTGCAGACGTTAAAGATATCGAGGATATTGTTCGTCTTGTTGGTAACGATGTCTACAAAGTAATATATGAAAAAATATACATGCACGAGCATCGAGGCTTTAATGCACACCAAAGGTCACAGGCTATTTGTGAGCAAGTAAAAATTGAAGTAAGACATTGGCTTAAGAAGAACTATGGTTTAGACCAGCCAGGCGACTCTTATCCAGAAGATAGAATGTAACCCACCAAGTGAGCAATCGAACAAGAGGAGCTGGAGAAATATGAAAGGTTGGCAATGTCCTAATTGTGGTTACTGTTATGCACCTGTAATGACTTATTGTGAAAATTGTAATAGACCAAAGCATGAAAAAACAATTACAACAACGACCATTCAATTAACTAAACTGTGCAACTGTGGTGTTAAACTACCTTTAGGTACTGTGTCTGACTATTGTAGTATTTGTAACGGAAGGATTTTAAAATGAACCCCCAAAAGCAGCAGGCCAGGAGTTTGTGGCTGAATAATTTAGATTTAGTCATGTTAGACAGCGACGAAGTTCCAAAGCATTGCAAAGAAGTCATGGTTTACAATATTGAAGTTTGTGATGCTACAGAATATCGAGAAGTCGACGAGCAAAAAGATAAAGCTATCGAGCAACTTGTGGAGGCTTTGAATCATTATGCAAACGAAGAAATGTGGTTTGAATCAACTTGTTTAGGTGGGCCGGATGTTGCTAAAGCAGCACTCGAAGTTTGGGAGAAATTAAAATGAAAATGGAACCGATCTTATTTATAGTGTTTCTTATTCTTATTGCATCTTTGTTTTATTTCTTAGGGTACACGGAAGCCAGAACTGCTTACGAACCAAAAGAAAAGCTTTATACCTTCGATGAGATGTCAAAAATATGTATAGCACAAACTCAAAAAACTTTTGGTATTACTGACGAAGATCTTAAAAAATATAATGAGAAGAATGATTTTAAAGAGGACAAAAAATGAAAATAGATAAGTACGGTTGCATTGTGATGGAGCAAAACCCCGAGGGCGATCCAGGTAATCTAGGTGACAGTTGTGCGGAGACTGGTCGGTACCAACACTTATGTAGACAATTAGGTGAGACAGATTTCACAATATATCTTGGCCGATTTATAACTGATGCGGGTATACTTAGGCATCCTGATTCACCATGGAGAGAGGACGATACGTCATCTGATCAAGTGTTGCCACTCTACTTAGGTGGCACTGATTTAACTAAAGCTCGTGTCAAAATCATATTACAACGAGCAGGTTACCGCACAGGAAACGGAGACTTCATAAATCCTAAACTCTTCGCTCTCATTAAAGACAACACATTTTTATTGAACATTTCTCTCGCGGCTCAGGCTGCAATATTTAAACTCCCCTACAGATGGAACGATGAGAAGAAATGGTTTGAGTCAACAGAAGGTTCAAGTGCTGATTATTTAAATTTCATTCACGCAGCGCTCTACGCTTCCTCTTGGGTGAGACGCTTGGTAAGTAAAGAAAAGTTAATAGAGCGTGTTCAACATTACTATCGAGTCGAGCCAAATTCTGCTTGGGTAGTTGATTTATATAAGCGAGTGATACAGGAGAAATGGTGATGGGCAAAGCGTTTGAAATTAGGTCGACAAGAAATGGCTATATAATTTTCCCAGATGGTTTTGCCCACCATACAAATCGGACGGACCCTTGGGTGTTTGAGTCACTTGATGGTGCTCTAGACTTTTTGAGAACAGAGTTTGAACCTAAAGAAAATAATCCAGAAATAAAAGGTTACACAGATGCAAATAAAAATAGCTAGACCCATCACCAGAAAAGAATTTAGAGACATGGGTATATTCACGCCATCGCTCCACGAGTTAATGGTGGAGGGTGCAACATTTAACGTTAGCGAAAAGCGTATGTACCGTCCCGAAGGTAAGTACAAATATCATTTGAAAGTACAAGATTCCTACGACACAAGACTTGTGTGGATATGGGAAGATTTCGTTTTGGAATTACAATGACTGACGAAACAATAAGCTATCTAATAGATCAGTTTTATAGAGTAGCGGTTTGGTTCTTATTGATAGAAAGATTTTTTAAATAGGTAACAACAGCCCAAAAGGCACAAAGGAGATAGGTATGAAACTAGAGGTAGCAATGCTAGTAGGTCCTGAGAGCAAAGCGTTCTTAGCCACACTTGCAGAATTAGTAGAGAGAATGGAAGCAGCGACAGCTGCTACGACAACCACAACAAAGAAGAAAGCTGCGCCAGTTGCAACTGATGAAGACGATACAGACGTGGAAGCTGATGAAGACGAAGACTTCGCACCACCAAAGAAGACAGCCGCTAAAAAAGCTGCAGCTTCATTTGATGAAGACGAAGATGACGCCCCACCAGTTAAGAAAACAAAGAAAGCTAAAGTGACAGTAGAGGACGTTAACGACGCGGCAAAAGCTCGTGCTAAAGCTGGTGGCAAAAACGGACGTGCTGAAGTTTTAAAGATCCTTAAGAAGGGCTGGAAGACTGAAAGCATTTCTGAAATTGATCCTGAAGATTACGAAGCAGTGCTTGAAGCTTTAACGGTTGAGGACTAATATGACGGATAGAAAAGCAATTCAGATTCTTAGATCACCTCCCCAAGAAAGTCAGGCATGGGGCGTTCTATACGCTTTGTGTGACGACGGCACAATATGGTGGATGAATGAAAGTCCTGAAGGTAGGTGGGTTGAAGAAAAACCAATCCCTACTGATGACGGTTATCACGGTCCTGTCACATCTTTAAAAGGAGCAGACTAGGTGAAAAAGATAATTCAGATAGCTGTAACTTCATCTAGTGATCATAACTATTCAATAGTTTATGCTCTCTGTGCTGACGGAACTCTTTGGTCGAAGGTCGAAGATGGTAAGTCTGACTGGGAGCTAATGGAAGGGATTACTGATTGACTGCCCAGTTGAGAAAGTACTTTACCTATTCTTCTGAAGGATATCTCGTATGTAAGAAAGCTACGAGACATCGTTCTGTAGGACAGAAGGTAATGGGTACTCTTCACCATTCTGGGTATTTAGTATTTTTGTTTTTAGGTAAGCAAGTTAGGTATCATAGGGCTATTTACCTTCTTCACCGCACCTCAATTAATGGTGTGATTGATCATGTTAACCGAAATAAACTCGATAACAGGATTGAGAATTTAAGAGATGTAACCCATTCTCAAAATGCTTGGAATAAAGACAAAGCAAATACTAATAGCTCTGGAGTTAAAGGGCTTAGATGGCTTGAAGCTAAAGGCCTCTGGCGAGGAGTTGTTAAGAAAAACTACAAGATGTATTACGTCCATTCAGCTGATAAAAATAAAGCGATAGAGAAGCTAGAAAAGTTACGTAAGGAGTTGCACGGTGAATTCGCAGTCTCATAAAGATCGTAAGCATTCTAAATTTAGCGCTTCAGCTTTTAGACGGATAAGGAATTGTAGTGGGTCTGTAGCTCTGAGTGAAGGGGTGCCAAACAAGGACAATCGCTTTTCTATAGAAGGGACAAAGGCACATGAGGTGCTAGAAAAAATAGTGCGGGCAAGACTTAAAGATGAGCCCGCACTATTTGAGAGAGATGTGCCAGATGAGATGATTGATCATGCAAAACATGCCAGCCGTCACATCTTCAAAACTCTTAACGAGCAAGAGGGCAGCGAGCTAATGGTGGAGGAGCGGGTATATCTCGACTTCATTCACCAAGAAGCTTTTGGCACTCTTGATTACGGCATCTTAGATCACTTTGGAACGTTACATATTTTAGATTATAAGTATGGTGTTTCATTGGTGAGCCCAAAAGAGAATGAACAGTTCATATTCTATGCTTTAGCTGTCGCCCACAGGTACCAGTGGAACTTTAAAAGAGTTCGCATGTGGACGCTGCAGCCAAGAGTTAAAGGGTTTGACGGTTTTGTATTTTGGGAAATATCAATGAAGCAGCTAATGGATTACATCCCGCTCTTCGAAGCCATTATCGAAAGGGCGGAGATGTATCCCCATGAGTTTACTGAAGGCGATCACTGTCACTGGTGCCCAGCTAAAGGTAAGTGCCCTTTGAAGCAAGAGAGTAAAGCAGCAAACATGTTTGGGAGTTCTATTTATGGCGAGCAAAAAGAAGACGAAGAAGATTTCAAAAGCGAAGCCGACTGGAAGAAAAAAGCCAAAGCCGGTAGTAGAGGAAGTCGAAGATGAGATCGAAATGGATCAACCGTTTGAACCATTAGAAGACGATATTATTCTAGACGAAGATTTTGATGGCGATTATTTTTAAAAACGGAAAAACCGTAACAACAAGGAGACACACGTGGCTAAGAAGAAATTAACAAAAGAAGAAAGAGATTTGTGCCGTATGACGACACCAGTTTTTAGAGTGAGCTTCCCTCACTTATTAAAGCCGAGTGCGCAAAAAGGTGGCAAACCAAAATATTCGGTGACAATGCTTTTTGCAAAGAACTCGGACCTCACAGGTACTGCACCAGATGGCACACCGAGATCAATTAAAGAAATAATTAAGAATGCAAAGGTTGTATCTTTTGGCTCAAAAGAGAATTGGCCAGAGGGCATTCAATCTCCAGTCACTGATGGTGATGATGCTAAGAAAACAAAGCATGAAGGGTTTGCAGGTAACTGGGCGATCTCTGCTAAGTCTGAAGAGGATCAACCGCCAGCTGTAGTTGATATCAACAAAAAACCTATCACTGACTCTAAAGCTATCTATGCAGGTTGCTACGCTCGCGCTGCTATCTATGCGCATGTGTGGGAGTACAACGGTGAACATGGTGTTAGATTTGTGCTCGACGGAATTCAAAAAGTTAAAGAAGGTAAGGCGTTCTCATCTAAAGGTGACGTGAATAAAATGTTCACCCCACTTAGCGATGACGACGATACTACCATTGAAGAAGAAACTGAGAGCTTTTTATAATAGATAAAAACGGCCTCTTGACTTGGGTTGTTGTGAAGTCGTTCATTGGCGGTGTGAGGTTGAAAATCTCAGCCGCCTATGTTTTGTTTTCTGAAATCAAGGGCTGTGCAACTGATGTTACCTAGCCAGCCTTTGCATGGCTCTTGATTTGAGGAAACAAGGAGAGATAATGGAAATGCAAAAACCGAATGTTGATATGCAACCAGGCGACGTGGTGTTCTTCACTCGCTGTAAGAAGTCAGTGACCCCAGGCACATTAGAGGTGGCGTTTAAAGACGCCCATGGTTTTGGTGTGATCTTAGGTATGATCCCAAAGCACCAAAAAGATCCGACAGCTCACGCAGCTATGCAGTGCATGGGTTCAGTTGGTTACTTAGCATTTGATGACATTGCTGAGTTTCTTGGTGAGGAGCAAATGAAAGTCTGCATGACAAAGTTTGAAGAGAAGTATTACGCGGCTGAAGTTTTAAAAGAGCAAAAAGAAAATGTAGTTGAAGTCTCACCAATATTAAATGTACATGAACAACCAATGGGGACAGGGCCGACAGGTCTTGTGATTACAGATGAAGACAAACATTAAAAAAGAATTCAACGTCACTTGGGTACAAGAGAATGTAATAACAGATACGGGTAGGATGCCTATTATGCGCTCAAAGTTTTTTAACTTTATGTCTGGGAGCGCCCTTAAACTTCACAGCATTGTAGTACCTGATGGCCTTACATATAATGATCTTTTGCTCCTAGAGGGCAAGCGCACCAAAGTAACAATCGAGATTCTCCCATGACTAAGACTCAAGCGGCTCTCTATTCTCTAGTCACCAGTCTTTTGTTATTCTGTTTGTTTATGTACAGGATTTCTAGGACATGGGGTAAGTCGTGAGAAGAGAAAAGAAACGTGCAAGCGGCATTGACCTACTTGATTTAGAAATCATCTATTTGCTCACAGAACATTTTAGTGAAGATTATGAAAAAGTGGCAGCATGGCTTGAAACGCCCAATCCCAATTTTGGAGATATAACGCCACTTCAATTAATGAGAGCGGGCAGATCTAAAAAGGTTTTAGAGTTTATTTTAAATGCAAAGTTTAAGAATCAGTACCCATGAAGACGCGTGAACTAAGGCTCCCTAATTTTAAAATTGATGGGCTCTTTAAGTATGCCAGACGCAGGGCTAACGAAACTCTCGGTGATAAAACTACTTCCCACCCGCAAAGAGATCGCATCTTTTTATTAGCGGCAATGGACCTCATCGAGGACACTGATTGGACGGATGCAGTTAAAGCAAGACAAGCCATAGTTGAAATACAGAAACTTTCTTTTAAGCACGAGACCCTCAGTGACCACCATTAAAAGAGTCACTAAGGACTTTGAGACTAGAAGCCAGTGCCCACTAAAGAAAGCTGGGGCGTATAAATATTCTCTCGACCCCACCACACAACCTACATGCCTCGCTTTTAAAATCTCTGGCCACCCCACAGTTTACTTTTTAGATTTTAAAATGGTGAACACACCGTGGGAGAAACTGCCTCAGACACTGACATCTCTTTGGTCACGACTGATCGAAGAGGGCTATGATTTCTCAGCTCACAATTCTTTTTTCGAGAAATGCATCTATGACAACATCATGGTGAAGCGTTATGGTTGGCCAAAGATCAACCCAAGGAAACGCAGATGTACAGCAGCCAAAGCCGCAGCTTGCGCATTGCCTCGAAACCTTGAGGGCGCGGGCGCTGCCATGAACCTTACCACTCAAAAGGATAAGAACGGCTACATAGCGATGATGGCCACATGCAAGCCCACTAAGGCTTGGACCGCTTGGAAGAAACTCCAAGACCGTGTTGCTAATGGTGAGCGCATGACCGAGAAGAGCCGGCTTAAAGCAAAACAGCCTGAGCCTAAGATGTTTCTGGACTATGAGGATGATCCTCAAACATGGGAAACGCTGTACAGATACTGTAAAATCGACGTTAAGACCGAGGAGCTCCTAGACGCCTCTCTGCCTGATTTAAGCCCTGAGGAGCAACAAGTGTGGTTCCTCAATCAGCAAATCAACTGGCGGGGCCTTCGCGTTGATATAAATACGGTTAAAAAGATTGTAGGGATGATTGAAGCTGAAAAGGGTGTGAAGCTTAAGGAACTTGATAAGCTCACCATGGGTCTAGTTACAAAGCCGGGGGCTCGTAAATCGATCCTAGAGTTCTTGGCACTTGAGGGTATTGAACTCCCCGACCTAAAAGCAAAGACCGTTGAAGATAAACTCTCAGGCTTTGAGTTGAGCCAGGACATGCACCGCTTGCTTGAGATTAGAAAAGCTCTGACGATGACCTCCACCAAAAAGTATTACTCGTTTCTAGATCGGGCGACCGAAGACAGCCGTATTAGAGACCTACTTCTTTACCACGGTGCCTCTACGGGCCGAGAAACGGGTACAGGCGTTCAACCTCATAATTTCCCAAAGGGGTTAATCAAAATTAACAAAGATAGACCTTACGCTCATGTGGAAAACATTGTGGATTGCGACCCAGAAATGTTGAAAATTCTATATGGCGATTCTTTAAGCATGCTCTTTTCAGCGCTGCTTCGTAATATGATCTTGCCCTCAGAAGGTTGCGACATGTTCGTAGGTGACTTCGCAAAGATCGAGGTCGCAGTTCTATGGTGGCTTGCTGACAACTGGGCGGGGCTTAAAGTTTTGAATAATGGTCTTGACCCTTACATCTATCAAGCGGCTGAGAATATGGGAGTTGATTATGAAGAGATCGAAAAAGAGGGCAAAGATCGAGATCTCGGCAAAGCCCAAGTCTTGGGTTGTGGATTTGGAATGGGTGCTAAAAAATTCAGAGCAACCGCAAAAGATTTCTACGGCTTATCGCTCACACTCAAAGAAAGCAAAAGAGCTGTGGCAAACTATAGAAAAGCAAATAGTGCCGTGCCTGATCTGTGGCAGGCATACGAACATGCCGGAATTAATGCAATTAAGACTGGTAAAACTGTACGCGCAGGTAAGTGCATTTTCAAAGTTGAACAGAATTTCCTCTGGGTTACTCTCCCAAGTGGACGAAGACTTGCGTACAAAGATCCTAAAGTTACATGGCGGGTTAGAGAATACGAAGAAACAAAAGAGATCGAAAATAAAGACGGCACGATCACGGAAGTCACGGTTACCAAAGTAACAGAGCCTCTAGAGACTTTGGAGTTCATGGCCGTTGATTCTAAGACTAAGAAGTGGGGACCTGAGAGAACTTGGGGTGGCGTTTTAACGGAGAATATCACTCAAGCCACAGCAAGAGATTTATTGATGCCTGCAATGCTCAGATTAGAAAAAGCCGGCTACAAAGTACTATTGTCTGTGCACGATGAGATCATTTGCGAGAAGCCAAAGCGTGAGGGCAACCTAAAAGAGTTCCTAGATCTAATGTGTGTAAAACCTTCATGGGCCGATGAATATTTGCCTGTTGAAGCTAAAGGTTGGATGGGCCCTAGATATCGTAAATAATTTGTGGTACACAATTACAGAGATGGCGGCGGGGGAAAGCTGTGGTGGGGCCATAGAGCCTTAGAGGTGTGATGAGAAGCGCACCTAGCCACTAGAGACACGCAGCCTAAGAATAAATCGGTTAGGCAGCTATGACGTTCCCGAAGTGGCATAGCAAAGCCCCAGTCGCGCGGGGCCCATCTCACTTCTTAATTATCAAATACGTTCAAAGATTTTAAGTAAGGCACAGTGAATACCTCACCATCTATCTCAAACGTCACATTGATTGTTTGAAGTGTGCCCACGTTAAAGAGAAGAGATTCAGCGCTTAGAATTGACGTTTGAAAACTCCCTAACAATGGTGAGCCTGTGATTGTAACTTGGCTGTCACTGTAGAGATAGTGAGTGAAGGTGCCATCAGCATTTGGAATGGCGATATCGATTTCATCGACAGCAGTCAGATCAAGTGGTGTTAATGAATTTGCATACACCGCTTTCATCTTTAGAACTTTTGCATTGCCTCTGTAAATCTCAAACACGTTTGGTTGTCCGCATGAATCTAGCATTCTATTACTCCTATTAAATCGTTCTGTGTTTCTATGATTCCAATAACTGTAGGGCTTACATCGATAAGACCTATAATTTCGCAAAAAGATCCGCCACCACCACCGCTTGGAGAAGAATCTGAGGCCAAAAAAGTTTCAGACCCTGGAAGCTGAGTTGTGTCGAGAGTTGTTAAGGCGACGTCAGTATAAACGGACTTTACCGCTAAGTAGTTGCCCTCTTCTGTCGGCGTGAACTCTGCTTGATAAGTAAAATTGTAAATCAAATCCATAGGAATTGGTGAGCCTACAGGGTCGCCGTCTTTAAAGATTTGAAGACCGACGTAATTTTCTGTGTCGAAGGTGACGGCAAAAAGTGAAGGAGTGTCTAAAGGAACAGAGTTCATTATTCCACTTCCTGCGGGCAGTTAGCATCTTGCTTTGCTTTTGTTAACGAGTTTTTAACCTTAACAGGAAGACTGGGTTCAATTTTAATATCGCAAATCTTTGGGATACCCACTGGAAATATTTTAACAATTGGATCTTTAGGAGTCCCATCGGCTTTAGCAGAATTGTAAACCAGTAGCAGGTATATAAAATAAGTCATTGTAAACCCCCTAGTGTGAAGTCCAAACGTAAGTATCTGTCGCATCCTTTTGGCATACCTGAAAATCATCAGCTACACCAGCACCGCCCTCGACGTTCCACATTAAACCTCTGTGATCCGCATCGCAAGTTGGTTGAGCGCCGGAAGTTGAAAGTCTGAAGCCGTTATTAGCGTTCGCCTCGCCTGCAAGATCGACACGAGCGAGAGGGTCTTCAGTTTTTATAAACCAACAGTTGGTGGCGATAGAACAAAAATCTTGGCCTAGAATACTTCTTTCGTCGATCCCGATTAAGTTGTTAACTGTCGCGGACCCACCAAAAGATTTTAAACCTAAAACACTCATTGTAATGAAAGTGTCGAGTGTTCCGCCTGAGCCTTGAGGCAACGACGATCCTAGAAGAAGCGCTCTAACCAAAGGAGCGGTGACTCCGGTATCTAAAGCAAATTGAGGTACTACCCCAAGAAAAGTTTTATCAAGACCGAAAGGACCTGTAGATACTGAGTGATTAAATAATACGCTTGGTTGAATTAAAGTGTAGATGTCATCTGTACCAGTCTGAGCACCGCTGGTTACGGCGATCATAGAAATGTTGTTTCCGATTTCGACTTGCTGGTTATCAAGCATTGTCAGGCTGCCGTAGACGTTAAATCTTCCGCCTTCAAAATTAGCGGAGTTTACATTGGTTTGATTAGTGGAGGACGCTGAAGCTACGTTGACTCTAATACCGTTACAGTCATCGGTGCAAACGCCTTCAAGCCTCATGTCAAAACCAGTTTTAGTTCTTGCATTACCATTTAGATTGTACCTAGCTCCTAAAATTTCTTCATCCATGTTGCCGTCTTGCTGTAAGTACACGCCGTGAAAACTGTACCCGGCGGCATCATTTTCAAACGAGAGAACATTCAAACTGCTCTGAGCGCCCGGAGTGTTGAAAGCTGCTGAAGCGTTGTTAAACCCGTTTAGAAAATTAATATTCCCGCCGGTCAAGGGCGCTTGGTTGTTAAAGCTTATAACATTTATCCCACCGCTTGCTGCGATGGTGTTTTGAATTGTTGCTGTTAGAATATTAATATTAGCGTCGATGGTGCCATTTGAAATATTAAAATCTTGAAATCCTAAGCTGTCGCCGTTTTGAGCACCACTTCCGACATTGCCAGAGTGGTTGTAGTTCATAAACTGAAAACCGCGAGTTATGGTGTTGTTATCGAAGATAGAAAACCAACCGCCGAAGCCACCAATGTTCCCGGTGTTTGAGCCGTTGAACCCGCGCCAGTCGTTTTCAATTAGAGTAGTATTTGAAACTTGCATCAACCTTTCATTGTACACAGCTCCCGAACCACTTGAATTACTATAGATGTTAAAAACTAAAGCGTTACTTACGTGCGATAAATTATCCACGAAGTGATCTAAACTTAAAACAGTAGTTGCGTCGGCTTTACCACCGTCTCCGTCACCAACACTTAGACCGATACCAGAGCCTTGCATATTTTGAACAACGCCGCTGCCTTCGTGTCTATGGGATAGAAAGAACCCATAAAAGTTCCCCATGTCAGCGCCGGTATTATTTCTATCGTAATGTGAATCTAGATTGATGAAAGTTGCATTGTTAGAGGAGCTTGCCGTGTTCTCAACAGCGTTTTCGAAACTGTTTAAAGTGAGATTCCCTGTGGTGTCTAAATCATTGTTTCGATACTGTCTTAAACCGAAACCCACCCCGTCGACGTAGAGATCAGAGACAGAGCTAAGAGTGCCCGATGCATCGTAAACTCCTAAATAAAGAGCGGGGCCGCTCGGAGGTGGTGGAGGATAGTTCGCCGCTGAAATGTTTCCGGTAAAGACACCAGCGCCGTTGACAGTGAGGGAGCCTGAACCGCCGTTTCCGATTTCAAGCGAACCGTCATTTGAGATTCTAAGTCTCTCAGTGCCGAGAGTTGAAAAACCAACGACACCAAAACCAATGCCATACATCCCGCCGCCCGGCGTGCCGTAGTCAGGGTCGGCAGCGGTCCCGTCTCCCACTAGAGGAAACGGAATGTCGTCGTTAGAAATGTCGCCGGGTTGAATAAATCTAAAACTTGGAACCGCTGAGCCTGTCGTCGGACCGGCTAGAAAAGTGTGAGAAGCTTTGGCTGGGTAAATAAAGTCTGTCGCTTGAACAGTATTTGTGAAAGTGGCTTGTTGGTTGTTGTTAATTGTAAAAGCTAAAGTGTTAAGAGTTGAGAAGTCTAGAGAGCCAAAAGCGGAGGCATAAATTCCGGACCCACCAAAAGCGTAAGCTGGTGCTGAAGCAGTTCCTGGGATCGTGGATACAATAGGAAAGCTGAGGGCTAAGTCTGGTGTGGTTGAAGGGTTTGTGATGTCAATCGAGCCGTCGTTTGAGGTGAGGTTTGTAACAGTGCCGGTCCCCGCAGCAGCTTGCCAAGAAATATTAGAGCCGTCAGTAATAAGAGCTTTACCACTGTTGCCCGACTGACTGGGTAGAATCGCAGTCGCGGCCTGGCTATATGTAAGGTAGTTTACATAGCCAGCGCTTGCGTTCAAAACACCAGCGGCACTGCCCGTCTTCATTTTAAATACGTTTGTAATTGGTGGGGTGTCAGCATTCACCCAGTGGGTGAGGAGAATGAATATAAAGGCAATAAGCCAGATCGTTTTAGTTTTCAATTTGCACCCGCTTGGCATCTGATTAGAAGTTTTTTAAGTTTTGCTATATCTTCTTGCTTGAGGCAGAGTTTCATCTCACCAGGAGCGGTTTCAACGAACTCCCATTTGCCGTCGAAGGCTGTGGATTTTGGAAGGGTGTTACAAGCAGTGATAGCAAAAGATAACAACAGGATCACACCTGTCGCCCAGATTATAAAAACAAACACGCCAAACTTATTGGTTGTTAAATATTCTATTAATCGCATCTGCATCCTTGCTCTTAAAAGCGTCATTAATCCCTTTGACGCTTTCTTTAATTGATTTCTTTATCTCAGCCTCTTTCATCTGAGCTTCGATCTCGCGGATTAACCGCAAGATCTCAGGCAATGCTTTTATCAACTCCCAAAGGAAGCTCACTTAGCTCTCTTTCTTATTTTGCGGAACAACTGAATCTAAAAGTTTTGAAGCCTTCACAAAAGACTTTGCGAATGTAGCAAACAAAACAGAGATCACGTTGAGTAAATAAGCGAGCCCTAAGATAAAACCTTTTGGGTTTTTAGTTGGAAATTTTCTACCAATGAGCTCGATCAAGAAAGAAACAATAACACCAGCACCAATTGGCAATGCCTCTGGTACTTGTTTATTGAAATCTTCTGCTTTCTTTGTGAGCTCTTCCACTTTTCCTGATGCAAGTTCAAGAGCAGTGCTCGCGACTACTGGTGTAGAGCTTGCCACATCTTGCGCCATGATTGGTGAAGTTGCAGTTACTACTGCAAAGAGGACTGCGAACGTTAAAAGACAATTTTTCATTAAGGGGTTTCTCCATTAAATTTTAAGTTAATACACTAATTACAGGGCCACGGTTCACCAGAGTCAAGAGCCTGTCAGCTCTATTAGTCCAGCCTTTTCTCCACTTCTCGTCTTTAGGACGGGCTAAGCAAATTTGATCAATCCGAGCGAGGAGAAGACCGTGAAAGGCTTTTAAAAAATCTTCCTCCTTTACAGTGTTAAGCGCGTCCAAAGTCCTATCGCCAAATATGCCGTCGAGCTTTAGGTCAAAACGACATTCGATCAAAGCTTTTTGCGCAAACAGGCTCGCCTTCCACATTCCATAAAGTACACCGCAATCAAAAACACAGATTGCAACTACAGGGTTTGTCATCTTGTCACAGTAAAGTTTCTTCCAGTACATATCAAAATAAAACTCTTTTGCAGTTTCTCTGTCCATATTTCTAATCTCAGAAATAGGCACAGGCTGCTTCACCCAGTTTTCATAAGCTCTGTGAGTCACACCAAACTTGGTAGGGCCTCCAGAATCATTTTGGTCATTGGTGTATTTCTCACCCTCGTTTTTAATTAAGTATTCAAATGCTTGATCAAAGATTTTATTCATAAAGCAAAATCGTCCTGCATAATTTCTTGTCTAATTTTGGGCCACTCGTCGCCAGCTAAGATTCTTATTGCAGAGTAGAAACGTCTAAGGTCTCTTCTCATCTTCTTTACTTCAACCACCAGCTCATGAGTTTCGTTTTTATCAGTATCGTCTACTTTCTTTTTAAACTCATAGACGAATAAGGCCACACGCCATAGAAGGTGAAGGGTGAGCACTACACACACCCCTACCAGTCCATATTCGGTGCCAAAGAACTTTTCCATTATTGGAAGCACTCTTCAACGATGATGATACCATCAGCTCCGTCACCGCCAGCGCCTGCAGCGCCATCTCCGGCTCCACCAGCTCCGCCTGTGCCTACAGAGTAAGGATAGCTTGCAGCTGGGGAGAAAATCGTCGCGATTACATATCCGCCGCCACCGCCGCCAGCACCTGTGTAGACCCCTGCTGGTGAACCACCAGCAGCACCCCCGCCACCACCGGCGCCTGTGTTTGGAACAGCATCTGTCCCATCTCCTTGATAGGTGCCTTTGCCACTACCCGGGAATAGGGACTCGCCGCCACCGCCACCCATAATGAATACACCTGCTGCTTCTGCGCCACCGCCGGAGCCCCATCCACCAGTAAAAGCGACGCCTACGGGGCCTGTTCCCAAAGACGCAGCCCCACCTGCCGCAGGCGTTACAAACGCCGTCATGTCTAATCCGCCTGTCCCGCCCTCACCTATTAAAAGTGAAGTTCCAAATGTAGTGTCGTTACCGTCAGACCCTGGTGATTGAGCACCGGTCCCAGCGCCAGATGCCCCACCGCCACCACCAGCCAGAGAGACTTTGAAATACATAGGTAATCGAAAAGAATAAAACGTGATTGTTGCGTCGCCTGTCCCTGTACTCTTGGTGAGCGTACCACTCGCAGCAGGTGAACCGTTACCAGACATCTTGATGATAGAACCTGCAGCTACAGTTTCTAAAACAGTAAAGGTCACAGCGTTGTTTGTGTATGTCGCACCGATTGTGGCGTTAGCTGAAGCTGTGTAGAAAACTACGCTTCTGTTGTGAGTGCCAGAGCCTGTAAGATATTTAGAAATTACTGGCGCAACAGGTAGGTAAGTCGCCTTCATCTGCGCTGTTAATTTTGCAAGGTTACCGTCGTCTAGAATATCGTATCCTTGATCAGCCGCAGTTTGTGCGACAGCAGCTGTGATAAAAGATGATTGTCTCATCGCTTTATTAACGAGCTTTGATCTCGCAACCCCGGGCTGGTTGCCTACGTCCCTTTGCACGTCAACCGCGTAGTCAGGTTGCGATAGTAAGTTTGTGCCAGTGTCCGTTGGCGTAAATGTCAAATAATTATTAGTACCCATAGAGAACTCCTTTTCTTATGTATTTTTAATCTCTCGTAACCAATGGCCTTCTTCCCAGCCCTTAATATATGGTGAATCTACATCCCAGCCGAACCCTGGATCAGAGTCAACTGGAACGAAATAGTTGTTAATTCTCACGCCCTCTGGCTTGAGTGGTAAGTACCCGCCAGTGAGGAGTGCCAGCGTCAGTGAAGGTACAATCCCACCAACAAGCGCCATGTCGTAGGACATGTTTTGGTAGTCTTGAATCAGGATTGTGATGTCAGGAAAGACAGTATCCCAAATTATATAGGCGTCGTCAGTTGTACCCTTCCAAGCATTAGCAGCGATTTTTGCTCTAATCAAAGTTCTATAGGCGTCATCAGGAAGAGAGGTAACATCAGTCGGGGCTAATGGTGGTTGCCAAGATCCGTACTCCCAGCCTTCAGTGTAATCTGCGTCCCAAGAAAAATAAATCCCAGCGACGGGAATAGAGACGTTTCTTGAAACACCAACCCACTGACCGATGACATCAAGTTGCTGTCCGAGAGCAGTATCAATGTCAAATTTTACGATCAAAGAACTTAAAAGGTCTTGAACGCGAACTTGAATTGAAACGTCAGCGCTCACCATAGAGGTGAACTTTGTTTTCAATCGATATTCAGATGTGATTAGGTCTAAATATTCTTCTATTGTCATTACGTCACGATCACAGTCACATCAACGTCAGCGTCGCAAAAGGCGTACTCGTCGAAGTCTAAAGGAATATTAATCACGTCATAAGGGTCAGCGTTTTTCTTAATCTCAAGTTCGATGATGTCATAAGTGCCGCCCTCAGGAGTTCCGATCAAATAGGCTGGCGCAAAGAGTTTAGTGATGAGAACTGTCTCACCAATTTCTAAAGAGTTAATTTGAGCGGCCACCGCAGCTTCGATAAGTGGGATGAAATCATTTGACCAGAACTGATCAACAGCAATGGTGATCTTTACTCCGATTGTAACGATAGTAGGACGTTCAAACTTAATATTAAGAGGCATACCGTGAGCGTCATAAACCAGCTCAGTAGTATCGCCAAAGGTGCCCGTTCCTGGAGTTTTGTGCAGAGCGATTTGTTCTGCGATTGCCACTGAGTCACCACCCAGTACCACAATGCAAATTGAATGAGCGGGAATGCCATTCCCATCAGTACTGTTAGTGTCATTTTCATATCCTTTGGTCTTTTGAACGCCAGGAACGTTACTCACTCCACCGACAGTTCCGTCGAGAACTGTGAGCGAAGGAATTGCGGTTGATTCCGCTTGTCTAACTCTTAACTCAGCATCTGATTCTACAGGAGCGCCCGGAGTGGCTGGGTTCACGTTATTAACGGTTTGCCATCCAAGTGTAGGGGTGAATATTTTATTAATGGTGGCGGCTTCAGCGTTGATGTCTCCAAACTCTTGAGCAGTCGCTGTCACGATGATAGACCCACCACCAGGGATAACGAGATCAGGAAGGTCCCATTTTTGATCGAGAACGTCTTGGGCAATGCCGCCTGAAATTACTGTGCTCGGTTGACCGACTACAGTTAAATCAGCCGTTGATTTAGAAGATGCTTGTCTTGCAATACCATTGATTTTTACTTGTCTTGAGAGGCCTACACCCTGTGCCGTCACTGGTGAGAATGAATTAAAAACAGACCCGCCGAGAGCCGCCGTATCGTAAAAAGCTTTTGCCATGATTGCCAGAAATTGTCCGTCTTGAGAATCGGCTTCTAGGTAAACATCTGCACCATAGATAGCTCTGTAAGAGCCCTGAAGCCAGCTTAAAAAAGCCGGATAATCCGCGTAATGATAACCAGTGTCGTCGATGTAGACTAAATCAGTAATTAACATAATTTGAAATCTCCAAATCTGTAGGTCCGTAAATTGTATTCAAAGTCATCGTTACCGAGAGCGCTCTGTTGTTCACGTCCTTAAGGCTCTCGTAGGTTTCAATATTTGTTACGCCCGTCGTGTTAACGACCCGGTCTTGAATGGTGATGTTAGCTTGCTCCTCAGAATACTTCCCTAAAATACCTTGAAGAAAGGGAGTGCCTTCACCAATATCTAGGAACCATTCGCCCAGCCACAACAAGAGCCTTGTCTTTACAGATTGAGCAACAGCGTCCGGCTCATCTCTCCAGAAATCTTTTTGACCATTCCCGAAGGTATAGTCGCCGTCTTCACTTAATTTTCTATAGCGCATAAGCCTCCTAAGGTAGTGGTGGTGAAGTTGGGTTGCCAGGTGTTGTTGAAGTATGAGTGTGTAGGGTCAAGCTAATAGGGACTGTTGCAGAGTTTCCAATCACGTCCCCTGTAACTTTTAAGTCACCCGTGATTTGAACCTCTGACGGTGAGACCAATTTAATCTTACCGTCCGCTGCGATTTCAATGTAGGTGGTGCCTGCATTGTTACGTATCTGAGCTCCCGTTGAACTGATGCCCGAAATAACATTTGGTTGCGACTTAGGGCCTGGAATAGCAAAACCGTCGCTAAGATCATGCATTCTAGCTTCGACGGGCTTTTGAATACCCCCTGATTGCCACCAGGAATCGATTGCACGAGCGGAGAAGACAACTAGCACTTCGTCGTCCGCTGCAAGCGGCAACGTAATGGTGAAGCCCCCAGCGCTTGGAAACACTATAGGAACGTTGATCAGTACAGGTAGGTTCACAAGTTGGGTTGAGCCGTTCTCTAAAGTTATCTGACCCTTAAGCGTAGGTTGAACTGAGCAAACCATTTTAGCGAAATCAACGCTAGTAACGACACCAGGTAGAGCCGTCCACATAGCGGACTGCACACCTTCAAGGGCGATTCGCAGCGACTCTTCGTTATCGTTTAAGAGGGACCTACGATCAGCTGTCATTAGTACCCCACCTGAACCGTGTTGAGAGGATTTGTAGTCACGTCCATGTTAATACAAACCATGGTGGTGTACCATTCAACACCCCTTGTGTCGCCCTGGTGCTCAGCTACGAGCACATAATAAACCCCATCTTGAGTTAGAGGGGGTGGAATATTTGCTGGGCTATTAGGGACATTAAGATTAATTTTAAACTCAGCAACAGAAGCCTCGTCAATATCAATTCGCCCACCAATTTTGATGAGTGGGTTGAGAAGACATTTAACATTAAGGCCCTCTGATGTTTGTTGAGGTGTTCCGATGAGCCCCGTCTTACTGGTGAGGACGACTCTTTCGCCCGGAAGGTAAGATTTAATAGGAACAAAGGTGACCTCTTCATTTTGGATTGACCACGTTTGCCCGGTGTTGTTTCCAACCTCTCTGAGATATTGACGAGCGTTTCCGTACATCACTTTCCCTCGGGGGAGCTTGAATGATGGCATTGGCCCTACGTTACCCAGTTTTGTGCCTTTCGTAGCCATCGACGCAGCAGACGCATTAAGCTGATCCGCCTGAGTGGACCCCTCGGCCAGAGTAGTGTTAACGATAGCAAAATTGTAGGCACGATCACCATCACCAGCGATAATATCAACAAAAGTATCAGTTGCACTTTCACGTCCTAGGATAATTTGTTTAATATTCCCTTGGAAGATTACACCGTAGTTGCCTTGATAACCCGCTTGAAGTGTGACGATCCCTCTGTTCACAGCAATGAGGTCATTGCCATTAAGAGGATTTAATTCTGTAAAGATTCTAAGAGCCGTTTCTTTTTCAACGTTGTAGACTCTGATGTCAGCTGTATTTGGAGTCATGGTGTCTGAACGTTTAACTGTAAATTTAATTCTCAAAGCAGAGAGGTCCAAACCTCCGAAGGTCTGCCCGGACAGAATCAATTTACATTCCCGAAGGTATTGTTCAGCTTCGTTCATCAATCCACCGTCTGAAAAAATACGTTACTCTCTACACCAAGATTGGTGAGAGTTGGGACCGCAGCGTCGTCACCGTCAGTGAAGACATAGAGCTTTCCGTTAATGCCTAAGTATTCTAAACCTGAGAGAAGATCGGCGCCCGTGATTAGAGGGATGTTCATAGCTATAGGCGCATCAGTGGTGTTGTCGTAAACGTCGACCACCCAACCTGCGTCAGGAGAATTATTCCATTTACACGTGAGATTATAGTTCACCCCACCAAGAGCGATGGCGAAGGTCTGAGGAACATTAGTAAGGGGGAGTTGAAAAAGTGCTATGGGATCTCCTTACCGAAGAGGCTTCCGATTCCTTCTTTAAGAGAAAAGAGAGCTGACTTCTTACCCGCATTCTCTGTCTTACCTGTGACCGCTGGCTGCTTTTGTTTAATGCGAGGGACTTGAGTCGTAGAGACTTTCACGATAATGATCTCTTGAAAAGTCATCGTCACCGCTAGAGTGTTTTCAGTATTCTTGTCTGTCGTTTGGGCAATAGACGCCATCAACATGTTTGAATAGATTCTCTTAGGCGTAACGATATCAAAGGGCTCGCGAGAAGATTGGAGCTCTAAAAGGTTTTGATATATTTTAGCTAAGTTCAAAGTTAAGTTTGCGCTGAAGTAAGCAGTCATTGTGAGAGATGTCGGCTCAAGGTAAGCATGATCTGTGATCGAAGCCCCTTGCTGCACAGGTTGTTTTGTAATGGTGAGGGTGTCGGTAGTGCTCTCATTGATCACAACGCTTAAGCCGATACCTGCAAGTTTTCTAGTGGGGCGTAGGAGAATATCTTGAATTGGCTGACTAAGAAAACTCATCTAGTAGCCCCCTTCATATTCCTCACCATATCAAAGTTCACTCGTGACTGTTGCCCTGCTACGGCTTTGCCTGTTGACTGCGCGTCTGCTGAGCCCATGACATTTATATTTGTTTGCTGACTTACATTCTGGTTCGTTTGAGAATTAGCAACGTTACCTACAGGGTTTGCAAGTGGTCTGCCTACGGGATTAGTTTTTATATTTTGAGCAACATTTTGTGGGTCATCTCCGAAGAGGTCTCCGATGATACCGCTAACCCCGGCAGCTGCCCCGCTTATACCTTTGATCGCGTCCCATGTCCCACCAAAAACATTAGTGAGACTTCCAAAAGCGTCCTTCATTGAATCAGCTACGCCAGAAAAATCCATCTTAAAGAGTTGATAGAACGCTAGTACAACGTTGCCAATAACTTTAAAGATGTTATCGATCACGTCATAGAGTGAGCTGAAAGCTTGAGTTACACTATCAATGATCGGGACGAACTTTGTCCAATTGAAAAGTGAGTCTCCGCCTTCTTGCCAGGTTTTAAAATCATCGAATAGGGCGAGGAGCGCCACCATCCCAGCTAGTAACATCCCAAGTGGTGTAGCTAAGAAAGACAAATTGAGCAGCTTCCATGCTGCGACCACACCGAGAATTACGGTTGACCAACCATCCGTGGCTTTATCCAAAGACAGAAAAAAGTCATAGACTCTGGTTAAAATACTCCACAGACGGATGCCTAAAGTAGTAACAGCCTCTAAGGCTTTAAATATAAATTTAACAAATTTTTCGAGAGCAGCCTGAATCTTAGGCATGTTCTCGTAAATTTTCTTTCTAAATGCGTCTGACTGTTTTGTAAGTAAAGTGAAAAATCTTGCCCCGACTGACTGATAGATAGCTTGAAGAGCAAATTTTGTCTTTGTCAGAGACATATTTAATAGAACAGATTGCCTCACCACTTTGGTGATGTTAATCCCTGCAGCGGAGTACGCTTTCAAGAGCTCTCGCCGGAGTATCAAGGCTTTATTAATGGCGGGTGAGATGATTCGATACTCATAACCTATTTGTTCAAAGCCTTCAGAAATTTTCGAAATGCCGTAAACAACGGCGGCTGACATCACTTTTATAGACGTATATAAAGCCGTTACTCTTATAGTGGCGTCTCTAAGAGCTTTATTAAATTTAGCAAGATCGGAGTCGTTAACTTCAAACCCGAGACCCACTAAAAAGGATTTAATTAATTCTCCACCCATTACTCGTTAGCCTTCCTGTATCTTCTTTCGTTTTCGCACTTCACGTCTAAAGCATCATTCATTTTTGCTATGTCTAAAAGATCTAAAGTGCCGTCTTTTAAACTCTCGTACTTACACATCCCCTCAACTACTGGGCGTAACAACCAATCTTCTTCGTCACCCATTTCAGCCCAACCATTACTAGGACTTTTTCCCTCTACTCCCGAGCTGCCTATTTTGCTGGGAGTGCGGCGAAAAAACCCGATAAGTTATGCATGAAAGCTCTTCCCGCAAGTTGCATCATGATAGCTAAGTCCATATCTTGCACCATTAGAAAAGAATTCTGAGCTACTCTCATCCAGTTTCCTTGAGCTTGTTTCATCTCAACCGCTGATAAAAGCCCCATCAAAACATAGTCAGCATCTTCGTCTTTCAACTTTGAGAAGCCTTCCATCAATGGCGTGAGTACGACTGCAAACTGTTCAAGCTTTTCTGCTTCCGACATTTTGCTTTCGTCTTTACCCGCTTTTTGTAATTTCACAATCCCGGGAACTAAATCAGAAAGGATAGGACCGATTCTTCTCACAATATGAAACTGGCGAATCGCGTCCACCTTAAGGCATTTGAATTCTCTTCCACCTACTACAAAACTGTCACTCATGCTGCTACCTCATAAGTCCTCAGGCCCGCTTGGACGGACCCTCGGATGTGTTAATATTAAAGACCTTGGCCTAAAATTGTATTTGCTTTAATGCCGTCAAAAGTCCACTCGTTCATGCCGCCTTCTTTCGCGTATGTAAGAGTTGGTTTCTTTTTGAAAGCTACTGACTGAACTACGGTGTAATCATTACGACCAGAGTCCACTACAGTGATAATGTTCTGACCCCAAAGAGCTGATGAAGCTGATTGAAGATCATAAAGCGCCATCAAAGTCGCGTTGATTGGTGAAGTCTTTAAGAGCCTGACTGTCACTGTGCAAGCGTCACTCGCTACAAGAGAATGTTGACCTCGGCCATCAGCGCCGATTGTCATAATGTTCTTGTCCTCAGTGGCTTCGATGGTGATGCCTTCTTCAGCTACTTCCGCACCTGCAGCGAGGTTGAGTCCAACCGCGCCAGGTCCTGAGATCGTAGCTTGTACGTTTAGAAATGAATAAACACCCATTTTATAGTTCTCCTTTTAATTATCTATTTACATCAACCAAAACATCGAGCTCTTGAATCGCGCCTGCTAATTTAATCGCCACTTGAATTGGTGGAGCCACACTAGTTTCTCTGTCAGCTTGTGACTGAAGGGCTACAGGTGT